ATTCCATATCTACTATCACTCGCAAGAGTGGCTAAGTTAACGGTTTCAGCTGAAGACATAAAAGAAAATCCAGATCTTCTATTCTTAAGGTAGCACATACCGTAGCATCTTTTGTCTGCCTTGCAGGCTTCCCAAAATATAAAGAACAACCTGTTTGCTTCTCTAAAATCTGGTGCTCCAACATCAATTTTACTCCATTGTAAGTACATGTATTGAGTACCTGTTATCCAAGTTGGTTTACCGTTGTTCATAAACCAAAACCCTTCTTCTCTTCTTCTAAACTCTTCGTCTATATAGTCGTGCCATTGATCTTTTTGATCCTCAGGATATGCTCTCCAATCAAAAATGTTCTTTAAGCGATCTAATTCTTTTGGCTGCTCAAACTTAACCCATTTATTTTTTGCGTTGCTATACACATCCTTAGGTACCTTAGGCAAAGCAATGGCTAGGTTTTGTATTTGTATTATTTCTCCTATCTGGCCATCACGCGATAGCACTATTAAATCTTGTTCTTTGTTGTAGCCGTACTTCCACTTCCTACCTTTATTCATTCTGGATATAGTAGTAAGCTTTATCGGTTCGACTGTTTCAACTAAGGTTTGCTCGTACATCATTTAGACCTACCTTCAGCGAATCCTTTAAAAGTTTTATCTTTTTTGTCTTCTATTACCTTGCCTTCTAATAAGTTCTCTTCTTCTTCTATTCTATTAAGTATTTCAAAGGCGTCAAATATAGCTAGCTTTTTTGAAGCAGCTGCGTTTTTTAGCTTATCAGCCGTTAAGTCATCTTCAGAGTCGGTAACAATAGCTTCTTTAGCTACCTTTATCAACTCCTCTACTGCTTTGTGCCCAGCTAGGATTATACTTTTCTTCGTTTCCTTGATGTTCATATTTGATTGTAATAAAATTAGATTTAACTCGGTATAGTCTTTCGCCATCAACGATAAACTCGTATTCACTACTTGGCTTAAAACCAACTAGATCGTTTACTTCTACGGTGCCGTCAGAGTATTTGACTATACCTTGTAAAGGTTTTTCAGATTCAATATTAAATTTATCTGTAGCTTTTAGTGGTATTACAAAACAATATCCTTTCGGGCAAATCCATTCGCCATCTCTTTTGTATAAAAAAATTTGATCGTGATTTATAAAGTATGTTGTATCATTAAAGTAGCTTCTGCTATTTTTTTCTACACCCTTCATATTGTGCCATCTTCTAAAAACATTGTGATGAACTAATACCGTGTCACCAGCTCTAATACTTGCGTGACCAACAACAGGTGTTGATACTACCGTGGCTTCTCTATTAACAAATTCGTGATTATAAATTTCAGTGTTTAAAATAAGCTCACCGTCCTTTAATTTTTTAGTATTGTTGTATCTTTCTCCTTTTGGCGCTACAACAAAGTCGTAAACACTTTTCATTAATACGTCAAGTTATACTCTACTGATACAGCCATGTTTTTATTAAAATCTTTCCAAGGCAAAACATCTTTACCTTTTTTGATGTAAACAGAAAACTTTGTATCTTCCTCTATAATATCGCATATAGTATGACCACCATACACTTCTTGCCCCACGGCATAGTGCATAGCGTCATTCTTATAGTTTGCGCCTATAGATATTTTACGAATCAGCTTTGACATCGTAATTTATTTCTCCAGTTTGAATATTTACATCAATAGTACCGTACTCTTCTTGAAGTTCAGTTTGCAATTTAGATAACTCTTCTTTAACACCGGCTAATTGATGCATTAACTCATGCTTTTTCATTTCCATTGAACCAACCTCTAATTGAGCTCTGTTCATAGTGTTAACTGTTTCTTGAACTTTCTTTAACTGCTCTGCAGTTATTTTTTCAGCTTTTACACCTTTAAGTTCTTTGATTTTTGCGTTTGTTCCTTTTGTTGCCATAATTTAATTTAATTTAATTTAATTGTTATTCTGGTGTTACTGTGCTAAATGTAGCATTTTCTTTAAGAGTACCGTTTACACCACCATCAACGGAATCTTTTGTTGCTGTTCCTATTCCTTCTTGAAACTTGTAAAGATGTATTAAGTTTGATGAGTTCTCATAGTCACCAGCATCTCTTTCTACTGGTATTGGATCTCCATCGTTATATATTTTCCCAACGGCACCTGCACTTAAAGTTACGTTCCAAAATGCTAGTTGATATAAAAGCCCTTTAAACTCATGGGCTCCTGAAGCAGTGTTGTTTACAGCGCCAATAGTATCAAATATAATATCTGCATCAGAAGTTTGACCAAAATTACCAATAGCAGTGGTTACTGCCCCACCATCTTCGTATATTATTGGCTGAGCGTTACCAGTACCATCTTGACCGTTCCAAGTAACAGCGTAGTGATGCCACTCTGCATTATCAGTAACATCAGCACTTGCTTCTTGCCCGTTAGCTGTGGTTTCTATAGCTAGCTTAGGGTCAGCGGTAAACTCTAGCTTTGTGTCAAAATTACTTTGTACACTTCCAACGTCGTTATGAGCACCAAGAACAACATCTCTAGTGTCTGAGTCTACTCTTTTTGACCAAAATGAAATAGTGCCATCACTACCCGCACCATCTACAGCAAGAGTTATTTCTTGATCAAGAGTAACTCTATCATCCGTGCCATCTAACGATAAAGAAAAACTTGACACAATTCCAAACAAATCTTCTAAAGATGATCCTGAGCTTAAGCTATTTCCTAGTCCTAGCATTATATGCCGTAATAAAATATTACTCCACCTGTTGTTGATGCTGGAGGTGTAACACTAGACCATCTACCGTATATAGTTACTCCCTTAGGAAAAATAGTAGCACCATCTGTTTCCGCGGCACCACCCCCGTTATTAGCAACGGCTGCTGTGTGGCTAAAATAAGCAGTATCATCTTGTACATCTGCTACCATAGCACTTAAAGTGGTGTCTGATAAAAATGTCATAGCTATTATAACTTTTCCAGCTGGAGGAGTTACAGCTACAGCTTCGTCGCTAAATCCACTACCTAATTGCCCAAATGCGTAAGCTACCTCTGTTGAATTTTGTCCCATAATTTTACTTTTTTACTTTTTCTAATGATCTACCGCCAAAATAAGCACCGATCACTGTTATTAATACTAATTGTAATAAGTCTACCCACGAGGATTTAACCTCAAACTGAATAATTCCAGCGTCTATAAATATCAGCAATACTGTTGATACTACTAGAAATATTAGAACTAGTGGTCTTATATTTTTACTAAGCCATGAATCAGAAGCCATGTCCATTTTCCAGCGCTCAGTTACTTGTTTTTGCATTTCTGCTTCGTAACCCATTACTAGGTCTTTTATCTTAGCTTCAGCTGCTAGCTTTTCGTCTTTAGACGTGTGTAAGTTATCTATGATACCGCCCACACCTTTAACTAGGTCAGCAGCTCCTCCAGATAATATTTTAGTTAATATACTCATATTTTTATTTTAATATCCACCACCACCGCCACCACTACTGCTACCACCACTACTACTACCACCACTATTACCTGTTCTTACTGACGCTACTCGCGCGCGTATTGGTGCTGAAGTTTGTGGAGTTATTGATGGGCTAGGTATTACTACATTTGCTTTTGGAACAGCAGCAGCGTGACTAGATCCACCCATATATCCTACTACGCCACCAACAGTGTGTTCGTGGTAACCGCTTAATCCTCTACCTCTACCCCATTCAATAGCCTCTTGTATTGTGGTAAACAAGGGCATACCCGTTATATTCGTTATTATACTCATTGCTTAATTCCGTTATTAGCATCGTTTTCCCAAGGAAAACCAGTATCTCCGGCTTCTTTCCATTTGCCATCTACCATTATTGAATCCACACCATCTATATCTTTTCTTTCAAATCTATCACCGTTGTACATAACATGATCATCGTCGTAAGCTAGCTTACCAAGTCTCATGTCTGTAGCATGTCTCATCTCGTGATTCAATACTTCATTGTACTCTGGACTTCCAGGTTTCAGCTTATTACTTATAAAAATAGTTCCATCCATATTAGCCTCACCTAGTATCTCAAACTGATCTCCATCTCCAAGAGGTTTAGCTATAATAGGTGTTCCAGGAATAGTAGTCTGCTGGTTTCGATTAAAGCTTAGCTTATTTTTAATCTCACCGTTAGTCGCTTCAAAGCTACTTGCTTTTCCTAGTTTAAATCCCATTTAGTGCTTTTTTCCGTATTTTTTTGGAGCTGCCGTTTTACCGTACATTTTAGGAGCCGCACCTTTCATAGGCTCAGTTGTGTTACCATCTTTATCTAAGTCTAAAAAATCTGGCTTAGCATTTTTCATCATAATAGGGTTTTTACCCTGTCCGTACATTTTCATTACTGTTGGTCCACCACCGCTGTTTCCTTTAAAATTTGGCATAGTTTTATCTGTCTTTATCTTTTATCATATCATCTATAGATTTATTGTAAACCTTGTCAGTATATGTTATATTATTATAGAAAACACTTCTCTCGGAAGTAGGTAAATCTTCTTCACCCAGTAGAACTCTATATATTCTACTTATTACTTGTGAACATTTAAACGATGTCTTAAATA